TTTTGTAAATAGTATTGATAAACATATAAACAATTTTGTGATGATGTGTCTGATGATAATGCTATTAAAATATTTTCATTAGTTGCAGAAGCTAATTTAAAAACTCCTGATGGAATATATTTTGGTACATTAGCTGTAGTATCATCTGCTTGTTTAGTTCCAGTATCATCTGCAACATAAAATTCTCTAATTCCTGTATAGTTACCTTTGTTAAAAGGAAAGAATACATTACTACCTGCACCTATAGGTTTACAACCAACTGAAGTTTCATATTCTGTTGAAGTATTAATTGAAACATTTCCTGCTGTTAAAGTAGTTCCACCTGTAAGCATGAATTGTGTTTGGTCAGTAAATAATAATAAATCTTCATCAAAACTAATTGCATGTCTTAATATAGAAACTTTTTTTGAAGTAGACGCTACATCTACTGGGTCTGTATCTAAAGTGTCTGTAACTGTTTCTGCAAAGAATTGAAAGAACTCTCCACTTCTAGACATAATAACATTTTCATCTGCAATAAAACCTAATCTATTTCTATGAAAGAAAATATCATTTATCTTTTTACCTATAAAACTTGGGTCAGGCGAACTGTCTTCGTCTCCTACTACTCTTTGTCCCCAACTAGGAACATCATAGTCTGTACCTGAAAGTGTATATGTACTTCCATCTACTTGTGTAAATCTAAAATTACCATCTGCTGTTCTAATTAAAACATGTGGCATCAAATCTTTATCAATAGTTGTTTTAGTTGATGGTGCTACTGTTTCATTCCAAACATCATCTGCACTATCGTATTGAACATAATAATTATCAAAAGAATTACTTGCATCTCCTGTAATTTCTACAACCATGTTGTTAATTGCAGGAGAAGGCAAATCTGAAAAATTCTGTACTTTTGCTCCAACTACTTGTGAAGCATCATCTCCATATCCATCACTTGCTGATACTGTAAGAGTTCCACTAGATTTAATTATAGAGAAACTTGAAGTTCCTACATTTGCTGTAGTAATGTTTGATGGAGTACCTACTGCAGATTTTAAACCATCTCTAATAGCTTCAGTGTCAGTGTTTGAGCTAGTAAATGAGTATGTTGTTCCATCAATAGTAACTGAGTATTTCGTACTATTAACTCCCTGTAAAACTGAATAAATAGCTTGTTCTACTTTAGCTGAACTTGTCGTTGAAGCCATAGCAGTAGTTTTAGTTTTATTTAAAATATAAGTGTAATCAGCAACAGTAACAGCTACAAAATCTTCTCTAGGATTTGATGAAGCTAAATAGTTAGATGCGTTTGTTTGCATCACAACTGATTTAGTAGCTCCTGCTATTGTTTTAACTTGGATTGCACCATTAGTAACTATTACAATATATCTTTCATTAACATCTCTGTTAATTGTATGAATGTAAGCATTGTTTAATGCTGATGTTGAAATAGTTGCTAAATGTTTTGTGTTAGGTCTTTTTTTGAGACCTTCAACAACACTAGAAAATCCATTAACCTGAGATGTGGCTTGGGAATTTAATCTTAAAATTTCTGGTTGCTGACTTACTCCCTGAACCAAGTTTGGTATGGTTCTTGATATAAGTGGCATTATCTATTTACTATGTAATTTTGTAAATCGCTGTCAAAGATTGTATTATCGCCAGTAGCCATTTCAGCTTGTTTCATAACTGACAAACTTCTAGCTTCATCTTCTGAAGAAAATTTATGTAATGTATTTGCACCTAAAGTTCTATCGTGAAATACTCTAGCACTTCTTATTGTAATATATCTTCTTGCTTGTTCTGGTAATTTATCAAAATCTAAAAGATATATTAAAGTATTTTCTGTAAAGTCTTGGTCAAATGTTTCTGAATTTTTTGCTAAATTAAAAAGGTATGTTCCTCTTTGTACGACATCATAAGAAGATTTATCGTATTTATCATTTAACTGTACTCTAACAACATCAGTTCCTACTGGAACTTTATTATTAGTATCTCTTGTTAAATCTACTTTGTATTGAGTATTAAAATGCCAACCTGCTGATTGTACTTCTCTACTAATTTCATTTAAAATATTTTTTGCTGTTGTACCATCTACAGGTAAAGACCCTGTTAAGGTTGATAATGGAGCTTCTCCAATAGTACTTAAAATCGTATTGACTGCTTCTAGTTCAGTCGTTCTTGTTGTAATTGTCATTAAGGTAAAAGGTTGTCAAAAAAACTATCAACTTTTTTATTAACCTTATCTTTTATTTTTTTAATAAATCTACAAAACCAACACATCATAATTTTCTCCTTTTAAACACAGGCGTGGATTGTCTGTGTTAATCTCCACGCCTATGAATTTGTTATAACTATTGAGCTATAATTCTAACTGCACTTTCTGGTCTTAAAATTCCATGACCTAAAGCAAGTCTAGCTGTCATAAGATTGCCCAATCTTCTAGGGTCATAAGTATTTTCTAATACTAAATCTTTTAACTTAACTGTTCCAACTGCTGATTTGTGGAATACCACTGCACCAACATGTTGTGCATCTACATTGTAAGTGTTGTTTGTTCCTGAAATACTAGCCGATTGGTCAGTAAATGCAGTAACAGCAGTGTTAGATTTTACTATTCTAACTCCACCTACCATAAGAACTTGTCCTTTTGAGAAGTCTCCATTATTTGAAGAAAAGTCTCTTGAAACAAGTTTATCTATGTTTGCTAATTGGTAGTAAACATCTGGTGTTACTACACAATATCTGTCAGATGTTGGTACATCTCTTTCATCTAAATCTTGAATTGCTTCGAAGATAGATGCAACCATAGAAGTTGCGTTTGTTTTACAGTCTGCATCAACTACATTTGAACCACCACTTCCACCAGTTACATTTGCTGAACCTGCTGATGCAAGTACAACTAACTGAAGTAAATGTTGGTCTACTTTTTTGGCTAATGCTTGACCCATTTCTCTTGAATAGATTGAACGAACATCATAATGATTTTTCAATTCATCTATTTCTGCAAGAAATGCGTGTGCTAATAGCATATCATCAATGTTAATGATTTTCTCGTTGTGCTTCACTGAAGTTCCAAGAATTTCATTACCAACTGTATGATAACCACTAGCGATTGTTCCTGTTACAGGGAATTGTGCTGATTTACCTGAAGAAATTGTTCTAACAGTAGTCATTCCCATCATAAGGTTTTCTCTACCAAATGATGACAATACTTCTCCACTGAAAATTTTCAGAAATAAATCATTGTAACCTGTACCAGTAGCGTTTACTAGACCTAGTCTAGAGGGTACTGAGTTTGACATATTATTGTCTCCTATTTGTTATTATTGATTTAAACCTAATCTTACTTTCGTCAGGAAGTTATCAGTCGTAACTGGCAACCTATGATTTCTAATTAGTCATCTCTCTTTTAAAAAAGATGAGATTATTCTTCTGTATTAATTTTTGTTTTGTAACCTAAACCTGTCTTTTTGTTTCCATATAGTTTTTGCCATGACCAACTAGTAAGCATAGTTGAGTAATGATAAATTTTTTCTACTATATATCTTTTCATTATCTTCCTTGTCCTTTGTATCTAGTTAATTTTTTATTTAGTTTTTCTCCTTTTGATAAACTTTTCTTGTGAACACCTTTTCGTTTAGGTGGTTTATCTCTAGGTATGAAAGTGGTAAACTTTTGTTTAGCCATTTAGGCTTTTTTTGGAAAACCTTTTTTCATATTGTCGTAGTTCTTTTTAGAAATAGTAGATTTTTTCTTACTACGAGAAATCCCTAATTTTTTTCTACGATTAATGTTTCTGTAAAGCGACATTAGTATCTCCTTTTATATTTATTCTTTTTAGATTTTCTTTTAAGTTTAATTCCAAGTTTTTTTCTTCTTATAAGTCTTTGAATAAGTCCCATCATATTTTTATCTCCTATTTTTTCTTAAACGCTGAAACACCTTTAATACCCAGTACAGAACTGTAACCCCCAATAATTAAACCCTGCAACCAAAGTGGAAATTTATTTACTTGGTCAAAGAAAGCATCAAGTTTGATTATGATGTCTGCATCATTTGAAAAAATTCCCCATGCACAGACTAACAATGGTATTGAAATAATTATTAAAACAATCTCATCTTTTAAATCGTTTGCTTGATGAGTTTTAACAGTATTGACCATTTCAATTTCTCCATCAATGACCCTCTGCATTTGTTTTCTTTCTGCAATACTTTGAAGTACTTTGGTTTCTTTTCTGTTTTTATAAACTTCAGAACCAGTTCTTAATGCTAATTTAGCTAATGAAAGCCACATCATCTGTTATCACTCCTGTTACTTGATTTAGTTCTAACTCTAAGATTGCTTCTAGAGTTGTTTCTTGGGTTCTTATCTTTATGGTCTATATCT